TCTTTGAGATAAATATATTATACATTCGCATTCGGCGAGTTTATGCGGTCCCCGCCGCGTAGTGACTAGAACTCACTAATATTTCAAGGAGAAACAAATGGGACGCCCTCTAAAAATCGCAAAGGCTCAAGCAGTCTTAACAATTACTGATACAGCCGCAACAGGCAGTATCGTTACAGTATCAGGTGGAAATCTAACTACAAGCCCTACAGTAGGCGTATATAACGGTATGTCATTTGTAGTTGCTTCAACAGTTGGTGGATTGATAGCTAACACAATTTATTATGTAAATGCAATATTATCAAATACTACATTTGATGTATCACAAACTCAATTTAGTGTACAACCACAAATAATGCAAACATTGACAGATACAACTGGTCAATCAGTTAGGGTATCTTTTAATGTTGTTGATGCATATTTCAACAACCCCGTAGCAGGTTATGGATTCCCTGCAACAAATGCCAACACATACGGTGTAGTTGGTGGTAACACAGCAATCATTGGTAAGCAAGTACTAGCACAAGTTGCTATTGGTATCAACGGAACCGGTACATTATATACTCCAACAGCAGTTAACACAAGTGCTGTAGTAGTTGGTGTAGGTACTGATTTAGCTAATTTGACTACTGGTGCAGCACTACAAGTTGCTGTAGCCAATAATAACGGTAGTACTGATTATGTTGATCTTGGTTTTGCAAGTGCAACACATGGTAATGTTTCAGTGGCAGTTGCTAACACAACAGTATCAGGTAGTGTTATTGGAACTTCAGGTAATGCACAAACACTTATAGCAGATATGCCAATACAGTTCAGTGCAAATTTTGGCGGTTTAACTACAGGTACAACATATTTTGTTAAAACTATTGCTAACGCAGCAGCATTCACCGTTTCTACTAGTCAAGGTGGACCTATACAACCCGTCACAGCTAATGTATCCGTAACTGCTAATGCTCTTATGAATCGTGTTGTATTGACAGCTAATGCAAATGTTGTAACAAGTAATGCAGCATTCATCTATGCAAATGATGAAGCAGGTTATATTGTTCGTCAAAAGGGTAAAACAAAATATCTGGTGACAGGAACAGTAACAGGTTTAACAGCACAATGCTTTACTGCTAATATTGCTAATACAGCATTGACACCAAACACAATGAACATTCTTTCTACCAATGCAGCGTCTGGTACAGCATATATTTCAAGTGTAAATGATTACAACTCTGAAACATTCCCTGCAACAGTTGCTCCTGGTTCATTGTCTGTTGGTACATTGTACACAATTTATAGTTCTGGTACAACAAACTGGACAGCATGTGGTGCAGCAAGTAATATCACTGGTATCACATTCACTGCCACAGCAACCGGATCAGGTACAGGACTAGCAGTATTGAATACTGTAAACCCTGATGTTATTGGTACATTCAATACTGCCGCTGCTGCTAACGCTGCTAACGGTCAACCTAACCCAATCGTTGTAATTGCTAGCGCATAATCATGGCAACCGCTACAAGTAAGGCTACTAAAATGCAACCTGAAACTGAAATTGCGGTACTTCAGTTCCAAGTTAAGAGCCTCGAAGAAAAAATCGGGGAACTTAAAGTGGATCTGAGGGCACTACATGATGCTATCGAATCTAATGCAGAAGAAACTAGAAAAATGTTAAAATCTATGCGTGAGCAAGATGTTAAGGAACATACTGAATTAGCTAACAAAGTATCAGCACTTGAAAAGTGGCGATGGATGTTAATGGGGGCCGGTGTAGTAATCGGCTCCTTAGGCTTCCCCACACTATCAGCACTGCTAAAATAAAAAAAGAGACTTAGGTCTCTTTTTTTGTAAGTGTCTTTAGTTTAGATTGCACAACATCAAAGTTGACTGTACTAAACAATCCCGGATGTAATGGCTTAGGATATTGATTATCACCTACCCATGCATATCCACAATGTTCTTCATTCAGTATAGGAACAAACTCATCATCTACTTCACAGAAAAATGTATGGTATGTAAATGTATGATTGATGAATTTCTGTATAGGTATTAGTTTTGCTTTGTCTGGAAACATACCAATCTCTTCCGTACACTCCCTAGTGATTCCTTCAAATAGAGTTTCATCATCTTCTATCTTGCCGCCAGGAATACCCCAGTTACCCGGATTCTTGTTGTCAGTACGCAATAGATATAGGTATCGGTTAGTTTTGATACTATAAAAGAAAACGCCTGCGGATTGGTTGCTCATACTATGATTTATCACAGTATTAGATGACGATAGAATAATCCCCTTGATTGTACCATCCTTCGTAACTCTTCATCCAAGTACCATCGACAAAACGATATTGAACATTTGTAGTTAGATTGGTCACATATTCTAGTGTTGTGGGTGTAGTAGCTAAACTATTAAAACTGACAAACCAAGAACTATCACTAGTACTATATTCTACTATATCATTAGCATGTGCTACTAATCCTCCCCATGCAACTGTACTTTCACCCGGCGAACCTATATTGTCAACAAGCAAGTATCTACGACCATTGACCGGTCCGGGTAATCCTGCATTTGGGCCAGTGAGTTGAGGATTGATAACGCCATCGACAGGATCAAGTGTATTCTGTGGTAGTGTATCTGGATCAATGTTATAGATTAATAATCTATCATCATTGGGATTAGGTACAATATTGCCTACAATCTCATGGTCCATGAATGGATTCTCTAACCAAATTTGACTTATGCCTGGCTTGATAGCCCCATATACGTTTAGTACACTTGACCAATATACATCTGTATTAGGATTGACAGGTAATTCTAAGTTAAAATTACTCGGGTCAAACGCAATTGCTTGAGGTAATATCTGTAGTGTATTACCAAGTAATAATATTTTGTATCCATATGGGGTGATTTTTTGTCTGGTGCCTACTAACAAATCATCATTCTGTATATCAGACAAGGCAGTAGCAGTAAATATACTTTGTAATATTTTCTCAATAACACCAAACTTTTTGAGTTTAGCAGCAGTGCTTAACCATATTGGTATATAGAATTTCCATGTCATTACATCGATTGGATTTCCTGTTCCTTGTGGAATTTGTCTACTACTAAAAGTCAATCCATCTTGATATACAACACTTAAACTAGTCCAATCAATAAAGTTATCTGTACTTTGAATCTCTAATGCAGGATTAAACAATGTACCTAATTGTTCGATCAATTCTAGTTTTTGATTATAGTTAGTTGTCCAGAAATCTACACTAAGTCTCAATGTATATGGCACTGGCATTAGTCTTTCAACGTTAAATGCTTGTCCTTGTGTAGTTTCATAGTTTTGAGTTTCGTTATTGTATGCTCTTTGTCTAACTGATACTTTATCCACATAGGTAGGGTCCTGTGTTCGTTTTTGATCGTATTCTAGTGCAGTAATATAATATGTTATCAACGGAGCACTTGGCAAATTACTGGCACTGTTATTAGCAATGATAGTAGCTGCTTGTCTACTGCTATCACCATACATAATAGGTACTCTAACTATGATAGGATTACCCGCTGGATCTTTGCCCTTAGTAACTTGCCAATTGCTAAAAATTTTTGCAAATTGAATTAAAAATCTGCGTATCTGATTATCATAAAAAAATTCTGCCATTATATACTCTTTAAGTGACTGGTGGTAATGTGTCTGGTGTCAATCCTAGTATGGTTGACAATGCTTGACGCTGAGGCACAAATGTTCCGTTTGTAAGTTTTGTTTCAGCACGGTTGTTAATGAAGCCGGACAATTGAGATTGATTAGCTTCACTAAATCCTGTTTGTGTTCTGATGTTCTGAGAAATTCTCACCCATAGTTTTCCATCCCAACGATATAGCAATTGGGGGAAGTAATCAATACGCAAGAAGTAATCTCCTACTTGCGGATTCTGCGGGAAACTTATTCCTGCACCTGTTGGATATCCGTTTGGTGCTTCCCCATTTCCATCCATATATCCTGTAGTGTAACCAAAACTGCGCGGGCTGCTACGAGCAATGAACTGAAATGCTGGATCACAATCTGCACGCCAATCCATTTGTGTACTAATAGTACCAGTAAAGCCAGGGGCTTCTGGGTTAGCATCAGCAGTAGCGTATGTATTATCAGCAGTACCATATGGGCCAGTAATTTCACCCATTGAATATACTGTTAATATTTTGTCACCGCTAACAGGACCTGAATTAGTATCTGTTCTAACTGGTGCAAGAGTTAATACTTCTAAATTAACAGTGTTGAATGTGTTTAACTTTTCATAGCCCATGTCAGCAGTTTGATCCCAAATACTTTTTATTGTGGATTTGGGAATCTTAATGACTGGACTAGCGTTTTTAAATTTTGCATTACGCATCATCATAACAGTACCAGTTGGAGCAGGTGCACCTGCTGAATCTGTATTAACACCCACAGGGGGTGCAGGTTTGTTAATAGCTTTAGATGGTACATTATCACTTGAGTACTCGCCGTATGTAGGAACGATGTACAAGTTATTATTATTGTAACCTGACTTAGGTAATAGTCTTTCAGCTTCTCTTAATGCAGCATCATTGATTGAAATATTCTTGTTATATGTAGCAAGAATATCTTTAAGATTACTAGCAGTATCTAATTGCCAATATGTAGGATCAGGTGGTGTGATTCCAACTGGTACATCAACTAAGGCTTTGTAATTTTTATCACCAAACGTAATTACATATCCTGCAGGATAAGTTTTATCTTTATCCCATAGTCCAAGATATGTATCTTGATCTATTGGTGCACTTAATATCTGACTAAATTCTTCACTATCAACCAATGGTTCACACTTGATACGCCATAAATGAGGGAACCAGGTTGGACTAAATCCTTCACTTGCATAGTTAGCATCGGTAATCTGCATGAATCGTTTCAATGCAGTCGGGATAGTTTCTTTTAATGGATTGTAATCAAGTAAGTGAGGTAATTCAATTACGTCACCTACCATTAATTTTCTTCCTATTAATTCAATCATGTCGTTGTAATGAACAGTGATGAATATGATATCATTATCGAGGAACAAACCAAACTGACTTAAATTAAAGTCTAAATTTTGTACATTGTAATGCCCACGTAAGCGATAGATATTTGGATCATATGTTCTGTCACGGTTTTCTAAAAATAATAAATCTTGTATATTAGTCGGGGCTAATATATCATATTCAGGTTGAGTGGCATCAATCGACGGTCCTTGATTTGTAGGTCCCATATACTTATGTACATACAAATCCGTGGCACCTGCGGTAAACTGTTCTGATATTGTTCTATCAAAAAAGTTGTAATCGTTGGTTTTATTGGGACGCCAAAGGCTTAATCTAGGCATAGTTATTTCACTTTATCACTTATTTATCGTAAATAGACTTGACTGCGTATTACCCAAACAGTTGACAATAAATGGTTTCTGTGCTACAATACGTATTCAATTGAAACTTTGGAGTATTCTATGGCTACACGCAAGCAATCAGACGAGCATTTTGTTAAAGCACTAAATCCACGTGATGCTGATACAAAATACATGGGAGAGGAACCTGTCTTCCCCGTACAGCCCGATGATGGACAACGATTCTCGGCGCTTGCTAGAAGTTTCACATGGTACAATCGGTTCTATAGTAAAAAAGACGCAAAAGAACTATTGTGTCAATATCTTGACTACAATAAGCGCACGGATGAAGCCAAGCAACTTAGAAAGGTGCATGAAAGCGAATTCCTTCTGACATTGTGCTGGGTATCACGCATGACTATGCGCGGGCTAGAATTGACTGAGCATGAAGAACTCACCCTTCAAAATGATATTAGACGATTAGTAAAATCGTTAACAGAAACTGAGGTAAAAACTAGTCAAACTAGTATTGTAAAAGAAGAAGTGGTATCTACCCGTCCCAACATTCAGGAAGTATTGCGTGAAAAGGCACGTGATGCAGCAGGTGAAATGGAAGGTATGATTGACGATTTTGTGACTACAGGCAAGGTGTCCGACAAGACAGTTGACATTGTTGCAAAATACAATGTCATGCCTCAACATATCCCGATCATTGTTGAAATCTGGAAACGCAAGCAAGATGAATTCCAGCGACTAAATGACGGTGACGAGTCTCTCAAAGAGGGTTATGCGTTCTTAGGTAAGATTCAGATTCGCAACATCCTCAAATTTATTGACGGTGTATTAGGTGACTTGAATAGCTATATCAGCATCAAGAAAGCAAGCAAGGCTCCGCGTAAACGCAAGGCAGTGCCTGTAGAAAAGATTGTTGCTAAACTGAAATACTTGAAGTTGTTCAAGGATGTTGCCTCTAAACTTGATTTAGTTAGTGTGCATCCTACGAAACTACATGGTGCAAGTGAGGCATGGGTTTACGATACAGGTAAGCGTAAACTGCATCACTATATTGCTGACGAGTACAGCAAGGTGTTTAGTGTCAAGGGTAACACACTATTAGGTTTCGATGCAAACACTAGTGAGATGAAAACACTACGCAAGCCGGGTGAGCAAATCAAAGAGGTAATGGGTAGCAAGCCTGCTGCACGTAAGTATTTCAAAGATATCAAAGCAGTAGGTGCAGTACCTAATGGAAGGTTCAATGAGTCAATGATTATACTTAAGGCGTTTTAAGATGAACAAACCAGATGTAAAAGTACGAATGGATGAGTTAATGGTCCTGATCGACAAGTCAATTGAATTGACTGATGACAGGAATGAGATGCTAATGTTAGCCTGTTGTATGCTACAGCGTACAAATGAAATTTTTAACAACACATTAGGCGAAGAAGGTAGAAAACAAATGTTTAAGGATTATGTATGAATATTGATTTAAATAAATATCAGGAGTTTGTAGCGGCAGTCACTAGTAACCCTAGTGTTAGTTTGACTGCATTCATAGACACCTGCGACCGATTGGATGCTAACTATGAAGTGATTGATGGGGAATTGAAACATGGACCTGATGTTAACATCCCGTTACTAATCACAGCCTGTTTAGGATTAGCCGCAGAAAGTGGTGAATTTATCGAAGTGCCCAAAAAGATTCTTTTTCAAGGTAAAGCACTAACCGAAGATGCTGTTTACCATATGAAACGAGAACTAGGTGATGTT